CGATCTGGACGGCGGCGTTGCGCCCACGCGCCCCCTGGAACGCCGGATTGGTCGCGGCCAGGTTGCGGTGCAGGTCTTCCACGAGCGCCCGGTTCTGCTGCTGGGGCGTCGCACGGACGAGGTTGCCCATCTCGTCGCGCCATCCCCCCATGGCGCGAGCCTGAGCCAGCGCGGCGGCTGCCTCCTCGTCGATCGTCCCTTTCTTCAGTAAATCAACATCCATGCGGGTTTGTTCCTCGGTCTTCTTGTCGCGCCAATCCTGATGTTTGCGCTGCGCGTCGCGCGCTTCCTTGCCGATCTCGACGCGGGCTTTCACTTCGTCTTCCCAGACCTTGCCCATGTGCTGCGTCGTGTCGTTGATAAGTTTCGCGGCGGCTTCCTGGAGTTCGTTGTCGATCTTGCCGGCCGCCTCGAACTCCGCGCCCTGCCTGTTCAGTTCGTCCGTCATGACGTCTCTTTGCCGGAAGAACTCGACGTTCTCATGCTTGGCGCGGCGCTGCGCGGCCTGGTATTCTGGGCTCGCGACGTCGATAACCGAGCGCTGGCCGGGCGTCAGGCCGGGGACTCCGGCGAGTTGGGCGATCGCGGCGGCGTCCCCCTCCATCGCCTTGTCGAACAACACCTTGGCGTCGCCTTGACGTTGCGCGATCTTCTGATTCCGCAACGAAGCCAATCGGGCGATCTCCTGATCGTATTCGGGGATGCGCTTGCGTTCGGCGAGGTCGCCCCTGGTGAACGCCTCGTGCCGCTGGCGGATGACCTGATTCAACTGCGCGTTGACGGCCTGGATCGCGGCCTGCGGCATGGAATCCTGGATCGCGCGGACAATGGCGTCCTTATCGCTCATCAGCGTCTGCATCACTTCCTTGGCGGACGCCATTTCGCCGACGACCTTGGGGTCCTTCGCTTCATCGACGCGCTTGATGCGCTGCTGCCGCTCCATCTCGTCGGCCTTGAGCTTTTCCAGCCGCGCGGTTTCCTCGGTGAGCTTGTTGTAGCGCTCGATTTCCGTGACCGACATCGAGGTCGATTGCGTGAGCTTGTCGAGTTCGTCCTTGTTCCCCTTGATGGCTTTCTCCAGGCGTCCCATCTTGCCGATCAGGTCTTCCGTGGGGACGCCGGACTTGCCGAAGACCTCCGTGACCTGATCCCAATTGCGAAACAAGACATAAACAGCCGTCGCGGTCATGGTGACGGCGGTCGAGAGCGCCATCACCTTGGCGAGCGTCAGGCCGATGGCGCGGCCGACGCCTTCGACCATGCGGGGAATATTGTTCAGAATCCCCATGAAGCCGCCCGTGGCGAGGTCTTCCAGGCCACGGGACAGTTCCAGGGCGGCTTGCGCGGCCCCCATCTTCGCCTTGGCGGAATCGCGGTCGGCTTCGGCGGATTGCGCTACGGCTTTCTGGCTGGCGTTGTGCGCCGAGACGGTTCGGCGCATCGCGCGATCCATGATCGCCTCGGTTCGCTCGGCTTCCTCCTGCTCCTGGCGTTGCTGGGCGATCCGAGCGGCGAACATCTCCGCTTCGGCCGTCTTCATCCGCGCCCCGAGGTCGAAGACTCGCCGCTTGGCGGAGGTCGTCCGTTCAATCTCGACGCGGAACGCGCTAAACTGATCCTTGGCGTCGGCGGCCGCGCGTTTGAGGTCGTCGAGACCCTGCTTCCCGACCGTATCGAGGACTAACCGAATGCGTTCGTCGTTGCCGCCCGTGCTCATTGCGTCATGCCTTTCGGCTTACGGATGCGGTTCACCGGCGGTTGATCCGCCCGCCGTGGCGGATCGTCCCGACGTGGACCGTCTTGCCCCCGGCTCCGCCGTCGTTCTGGTGATCGCCGACTGGTACAAGCCGTACATTCAGGCCGAACTTGAGGAAGGGAGCGAGACCGCGCACACGATCCAATTGCGACCGTTCGACGACCGCGAGAACGTCTGTCGCGTTCCGGCGGGAACGAGGGCACTGGTCACGGCCGATGACGGCGGCGCGGACGATCCCTTGCGCCCGGTCCAACTACGCATCCTCGAAGGCGACCGGAGAGACCAACTGTGGTATGCCTGCCGTCACGAGTTGCGGTTGATGCCCGGCCGTTCAGAGGCTGCGCCATAGCCGACGGACATAGGCGCGAAGCAGTCGCCGCGCTTCGGCGATCCCCCAGGGTCGCACGCCGCGCAGGTCGCGTCGCTTCTGCTTGCGCCCCTCGAAGTGGGCGTCGAGGAACGGGATTCCATCCTCACTGACGACATCGGCCCACGCGGCTTCGGCGTGCCAGGTCGTTCCCGTGCGACCGCTGCGCGTGACGAGATTGGTGATGACGCGCGACTCCTCGCGCCTCGGGGCCAGCGGCGGCCCGGTCAACGTGCGATACTCGGACGGCGAAAGGTTGCCGCCGGAGCCCGGCTTGAACGTGCCGGCCGTGGTGCCGAACCGGGCGTTGCGCCGTCGTCGCGTCGGCTTGGCAATACCGCCTCGATAGGTCACGGGCGCGAGCGGGCGTCCATCCTTGTCGAGTCCCGAGAGGACGCCCTGCCGGTTATCCTCGACGATCACCTTTTCCCATTGCTCCATCAGCGGGGCGAAATCGGGATTCGCCATGCGGTCGAGCTTGCGCTCGAGGTTGACCAATCCGGTGTCGATGAACTGCGCCACGGCCTCTATCTCCCCGGCACGCGGAATTGACGCCAGCCCGTCGAGAAGTCGGCGGGGGCTTCCGGCTCGCGGCGCGTGTGATAGGTAATCACCTTGGGCGTGACGGGGGTCGCCACGGCCTTGCGCCGTGATCGCGGCGGCTCGCGGCGCGCCGGGGCTCGCGACGGCACGACCACGCGGAACCGTTCCGCGTCCCGCTCCGCCTGCTCCACGACGCCCGCGCGATACGCTTTCCACCAGGCTTCCATGCGATTTTGGACGCGGGCAAGCAGCATGTCCGAGACTCCGATCACGTCGCGGACGGGGAGCCGGCCGGCACCGATGCGGTGAAAGTGGAGAATCCGGCCCCAGCCGCCGCGCCAGAAGAACTCAGCTTCATCGGCCAGGGCGCGGCCGTCAAGATAGGCGCGGGTGCGCGACAGTCCGTGCGCGGGCGTCAGCGGCGGCGCGTCGGGGTCGGCCTTGCCCATCTCGGAGCGACGATGTAAGCGCGTCCATTCGCTGATGCGCTTCATGCGCCGGCCGCGCCGGTCCAGGCCCGCCGCCAAATCCCTGTCCTTCTCGGCGAGCACGGCCTTGACCACTTCCTTGCGGAACGCGGCGCGCGTCCGCTCGTCGGCCAGCCCCCAGAACGGGTCGATCGGCTCGACGCGATGATAGGGCACGCGGAATGCGGCGCTGACACGCGCCATCAGGGATTTTCCGTCACGCTGACCGACAGGTCTTCGTGGACCGCGTTGTCCCATTGCGTGGCCAGCAGAAACTCCTGCTCAAACACGCGGTCGAGAGGCAGATCGTCCGTGATCTGATCGAGCACGTTGTTGCCGTTGAACTGGATCGTGGTCGTGATGTCGCCGTTGTCGATCACGACTTCCGCCTCGTGGGTGTCGATCGCCTCGAACGCCGCGCGGTCGTCGGGGTTGGCCTTGTACAAACCCTTGATCGACATGGTGGCCGCTCGGCCCCGGAACTGGTCCAGGTAGATGAACGGGGCCTCGAAGAACCGCGCATCCATCGAATTTTGCACATTGATGGACATGCTGGAATAGATCGAGCGCACCGAATCGAGCGTGAAGCCGCCGACCGTGTGGGTGAACAGGTACAGGTCGGTCGGGTAGTCGGAATCGAGCGGTTCGGGGAACTCGACTGCATCGGGGTCGTTCGAGGCGTCGATGATGTTGCCGTGCATTTTCTTGGATTGAAGCTCAAGGCTCAGCATGAATTGCTGGTCGGTGTCGTTGCCCTCCAGCCGCCATGAATGGACCTTGGTGCCGACGTACTTGCGCCGCTTGGTGGTGCCGTCGTTGCGGCGGATGGCGTGGTAGCAGGTGACGGACGCGAGGTCGCCTACGGGCATCACGCCGCCCGCGTCGGTGGTCGTCCAGGGCGTGGTGCGCCCGGTGTTGATCCGCGTGGCGCACCAGTTGAGCAGGAACGCCGCTTGGCTCGCGTACAGTTCGGTCGTCAGCGATCCCGTGATCGCGAACTTGCCCGAGGTCGTGTAGTGGCGGATGTTGACGCCGCCGCCGTAGGGGATTTGCACCAGCGGCCGCGCGGGGCGGGGCGTGAAGCGGTTCGGTCCCGCTAGGCGTACCACGATGGCGTCGGTCCCCCACACGGGATTGGCCATCGTCTCGCCGTAGGCGGATTCCTTGACCAACACAAGGTACTCAAACGAGGACGCCATTGGCGTAGCTCCCTAAAACGCGGTGACAGTTCGTTCGGTCGTTCGGCGTCCATCCGCACGCCTTGAGCGCGCCGACCAGGGCGCGGGCCGTGCGGTCCCACGTCCAGCGGAGCGCCAGAGCGTGGGCGTTCAGCCCTTTTTCGGGCAGTTCGGCCCGGCGCGCGTAGGCGTGTCTCAGCACGCGAATCATGGAATCGAGCCGGGGCGCGGCCCAGACGCCGCACTCGCCGTAGAAGTCCTGAGCGGCTTCGAGGTCGTATTCCAGTTCGTACCCGGCGCGGTCGTCCCAGAACTCGGCGGTGCCGCTCCAGCGCGCGGCGATCACGGGACGGCCCACCGCCATCGCCTGATGCGTGATGAGGCCCCAGCCCTCGCCCTTGGACGGGCAGAGATACACATGTAAATTCTTGAGCCAGTGAGCCATTTCGCGGGGGCGCAGCGGGCGGGGGTGGACGTGGATGCGCGGATGGTCGGGAACGTCGAGATACATGATGTCGTCGGGCCAGACCTTGACCCGCAACTCCACGTCGGTTTCGGCGGGGAACGCGAGCGCGAACGCCCTCATGGCCTCATTCAAGCCCTTGCGGCAACCGCCGTGCGACATCCGGCCCGCGACGCCGATCACGAAGTTGCCCCGTTGCGGCGGCGGCGCGTAGGTGAATCCCTCGGTCTCGTCCACGCCCATCGGCGCGACGAAAAGAGGCCGGACCATCCCGGCGGCCGACAGGACGGCCGCGCACCACGAGCACGGCACGACGACGCCCCGCATCCGATTGAGGACGCGCACGGCGTCGGCGGTGACGCCCGCCGACTCGAACATGGTGAACGCGAGCGTGTCGCGGGGATACGGGCTGAGCGCGCCGGGTCCGGCCAACTGTACGGCGATCTCGCCGGGGTCCGCGCCGTCCAGGTCGATCCGCTCGGCCACCCACGAATCGACGCCGTAAAACGTCTCATCGACGCCGAACGGATCGAACACGACGGGAATCCCCAGCGCCTCCAGGGATCGTCCCAGGTGAATGCCGATCTGGCCGTACCCGGTCCAGGGGTTGACTTGCGTGCGAATGACGACGCGGTTCAAGGCCGCCTTCTCCTACGGGTTGAAATCGTTCTGGACCTCGATCGTGATGCGTCCCAGGGCCCGCATGCACGGCTCGCCCGCGTCGTTCTCCTGCGCGAGCAGGCCCGGCGGCTGGAACCCGATCGCCACGCCCTTGCGCGCCCCGGCCTGTTGCAGCTTGGCGATCAGGGCGTTGTGGTCCGGCTTGGGCGGAGGGAACAACACCAGTTCAACGGCGTGCCAGAGGTTGTCGATGTCGTCGTAGCACGTCCCCGGAACGACCATTTCCACGCCGATGACGAGGTCGCAACTCATCGAGTTGACGGCCCAGAACCCCTCGCGGCCGGGCAGCGGGCGCAACTGGATCGCCACGCCGCGATTGAGCGGCAGCGGCGTGCCGTCGCGGGTCGGGTCGCCTTCCCAGCTTTGCCAGAACCCGACCACGTTGCGCAAGGTCGGATCGTTGCGCAAGGTCTGGTCGATGAGCCGGAACACCTTGACGCGGGGCGAGGTCTTGAGCGGTAGTCGCGGTTTGCTCGGCATGTTATCTGAGACTCGACGCCCCGAGGTTGACCACGATCGACGCCCAACCCGTGTCGGACAGGTCGATTTCGGCCCGGAGTCCGGTCAACATGCTCTCGGCCGCGCGGGCGAACCGGGCGGCGAGCAGGGAATACGGCATGTCGCCCCGGCCGCCGATCTGCGGCTCACAGATATAAGAGATCGCTTTCTTGCACACGATTTCCTTGACGCGCTCCGTGACGACCAGTTTGCCGTCGGCGAGTCGATCCTTGAGCCACTTGTTCGGGATCGTGTCCTGGCCGCCGAAGATGTTCTGCGGCATCCAGCCCGGCTGGCCGATCGTGAGCGACTGATTCGAGAGCTTCCAGCGGTTGACGATGATCTCGTCGAGCCACGCCCGAGCCCGCGCCCGTTCGCGGAGGAACCCGGCCAAGCCCGCATCCGGGTCCTGCTTCTGGAGGTCTTCGATCCAGCTTGCGTACATCAACAGGTCATGAAACGAGCAATAGACCGGGAGCGACGGCGTTTCGGCGTCCTCGGACTCGTCGGGGCTGGACGCGACGTCGAGATGACCGCGATAGATTTCAAACGTCGCGCCGTCGCCGTCGGTCAGCGTGACGCGGACGAAATAGAGCCCGGTCTCCAGATCGGCGGAATCGTCGGCGTCGATCGTGACCAGGATCGTTCCTTCGCTCGGGTCGTCCCACTCGACGGTGGGCGTACAGAGCGCGGGGAGGTTCTGACCGGGCCAGACCTTGGCGGCGAGCGTTTCGGTGCCGGCATAGGTGGTGATCGGGTCTCCGTCGCCGTCGCGGATCGTGACCTGTTCGCGGATCGAGCCGCCGCGTCCGATCTGCCAGATGGCCATGAGCTACGGTCCTCCCGTCGTGGCGCGGAGCGGATCGGGCGTGTTGCGTCGGCTGGTGGCGCGGCTCGGGTCGGGGCCGAACCGGCGCGACGACGCGCGGAGCGGGTCGGGCGTGGCCCGGCGCGCCGGGGGCAGCCCCAGCGCCAGATCGAACGGCAGGGTAAGCCATTCTGCCCGGTCGAACCGATCCACGATTCCCGTCACGCGCCCGAAGAGCCTCACGTCGCCGCCCCCAGGGTTTGGGTGTCGCCGTCGTCGCTGACGGCCTGGGTGGTGATTGCGGTCGATCCGTCGTCGGCGTAGGTGACGAGTTGCGTGGCGGTGAGGGTCGATCGCTTGAACGCCCGCCGCCAGAGTTGCACGATCATCTCGCGGAAGTTGCCCGCCACGCCCGCGGGTGCCGTGGTGGGGATCGCGTCGAGCCCGCCGGCCGCCAGCGCGAAACCGGCCTTGTCGGTCAAGGCTCTGGCCTCGGCGGCCCAGACGGCGGTGGCGTTGTCGGCCGCGCTGGGGGGTGGCGAGGCCAGGCTGTACCCCGTCTTGTCGGCGTTGCTGCCGACCGTCACACGGCCTGATCCGTCCGTGGCCAGCAAATTGGCCGGGGTCGCCAGGATCGCCGCCGCGATCTGCCCGGTTGTCGGTGCCGCGCTGTAGCTCGCCGAAGCGAGTCGGCTTGATACCGTGGCGTCGAGGTTGGCGATCCGCGTGTCGCCCAGCGCCGTGAGGCCAGCGCCCGCCGTACCGATCTGAGTTTGCAAGTCTTCCGTGTCGGCCCGGATCGCCGCGAGTTGCGTCGAGTTCGCGTCGATCTCCGTCCTGATCTGCTCGACGGTCGGGGCCGATCCGCCGGTGGGTGCCTGCTCCAAGGCGTTCGCCGTGAAGCGGGCGACACCCGAATCGTTCTCGACCAACTCGTTCAGCAGCGCGTCGGCCGCGCCGGGCTTGGACGCTGGATCGTATGTGGCTGCCAACAAATGATCGAGGTGGTAGGTTTCAATCGCCGCATCGACTTCAGCGTTGACGTCAGCCTTGGCCTGAGCGGCAAGGCTGCCGACCGACCCGATGACGTTGCCGCCGACGTTGCCCGTGACACTGCCGACGGAACCCGTGACCGATCCCACCGAGCCGACCACGTTCCCACCGACGTTGCCCGTGACGGAGCCGACGGAACCATCAAGGCTGCCGCTGATCGATCCGTTGATATTGCCGGTGAGGTTGAAGGCTTGCGTGCCACTTAGCGCGTACCCGGTCTTGTCGTTGTTGGTGCCGACGATCACCTGATTCGACGTGTGATCGAACGTCGAGCGGCTGGAAACCGCCGCGTCGAGCCGGGAGATTCCGCCCGCCGTGCCGTCCTGGTTGTCCGTCGCGGTTAGCTCGATTTCCAGCAGCGTCGGGGCCATGTTCGCGGCCCCGCGCAGGATAAACACGACGTTCTTCGCCCCGCTCGCAAGCGCCGCGTCGGGCGGGTGGAACTCGTAGACGCCCGGCATGTTCGTGCCGTCCACGGCCTTGAACCCGCCGCTGGCGAACGTGCCCAGCGTGGTGATGTTGGCGAGCGAGACGGAGACCGCCGCCGTACCCACGTCTCGCTTGTAGTAGCACGCCAGGCCCGACGTGTTGTACGCCAGGCCCGTCAGGCCGACGCCCGTCGTCGCGCTCGAATCCTGTATGAACACTTCAAAGATATTCGACGTCGATCCGGCGCGCCGGGATGCCTTAGCCATGGAACCCTCCCGTCATGCCGGGATGCCGCAGGAGTCCGCCGCCGCCCGAGGGCGTCATGAACGGCTGCGCGCCGTCGAGGATCAGCGCCCCCGAGTAAAACACGTCGTCCGCCTCGGACCACGCGTCGGAGCCGTCCTTGACCGCCTGCCGCCACGTCCCGCCCATGGCGCGCAGGCCCAGGCTCCCCGAGTCCGAGTCGTAGGACCAGCGCTGTGATGCGTAAAAATAGTTCGATGAATTGTCGGCCGCGCTGTTGCTCACGACCAGACGGCACACCGTCGCGGCGGGGATCTCGATCGCCGAGGCGAAGTAGAGGGGGAGCGGCGCCGTCGAGCCGAGATGCGCCGCCGGGACGCCCGCCGTCGTGCCGGCCAACGTCGGCGAGCCGCCCGACCCCGTGTAGAGCCGGTACCGCGCGGAGCCGGTCGGGCTGCCCTGCGCCGCGGGGAACATCGTCGCGCCGATCACGCGCAGGCCGGCATGGGCGGGCGACGTGAAGATCACGCCCGTCTCGACCCCGGTGTGCACCCGCTCGGCCGACACGCTCGCCGACGTCGCGACCGCGTTCGCCGGAAAGCCGGCGTAAGTCGCGTCGCTGAAACCGAGCCGAATCCCCATGCAGGACGTGACGTTGGTCCCCCAGGTCGAGCCGCCGTCTGTCGAGTGCTTCTTGTTCCACCCCCAGACGGCCGAGCCCGAGATCGTGCCGTTGGCGTAGGTCGGCGCCGTGTTGTTATTTGTAAATCTGACCGTGAAGTGGTTCGACGCCGGAGTCCCGTTGGCGTTGGAGATCACGATCCAGTAGACCGTGTGCGCCGAGAGCGACAGGGAAAAACCCGTGAATGTGTTGTAGCCGTTGGCGTAAGTGGCCGAGAGCGTATTGCTTGACGCCAGCGCCGAGCCAGTCGGGTTGCCGGTCGCCGTATCCACGGCGTAGATTTCGCAGACGAGATCATTGGCCCCCAGAGACCCGGATGATGTTGATGTGAAGATGCGGACCGTGTTGAGCGTCTTCGCGGCCGTGATGACGAACGAGAACCCCAGCCGGTTGTTGGCGTTGTTCAGCGCCAGGGTCGGTGAACTGGACGCCGAGCCCGCGAGGAAGCCGAGCGTGTGGGCCGTGAGCGGCTGACTCATCGCGTCCGGCTCCCGTCGAGAGTGGCCTTGGCCGCGCCGATCGGGTCGAGCGTACCCAGCCGCGTCGCCTGTTCGTCGAGCGATCGCGTGCGGGTCGCGTCGGCCGCGAGCGCGGCGATCACGGCCGCCCTGGCGAACTGCTCCGAGGTCGGGTCGAGCGCGGCGCGGAGTTCGGCCTGGCTGATGCCGAACGTGTACGAGCCGTCCGAGACCAGGATCACGCCGTCGGCGGATCGCGTGTAAGTGTAGGCCATTAGGCGGTCCCCACGACGAGCGTGTGCGCTCCGGCCCCAGGCACGGTGATACGGGCCACTCCCTGGTCCGAGACGGTCAGCGGGTCCGCGCCGCCGTCGTCCACGTTCACCGTCCAGCCGTCGCCAGGCAGCAGATCGAACAGGTAGACCTCCGTGTCGCCCGTGGACGTCCAGGCGAGCGTGAAGCCGCTGGTCAACACGCGGTTGAACGTCGTCGTCGTGCCGCTCCGCGTGCTGGGTGCGGCCGAAAACGCGACCAGTTGGTCGTCGAGGTCGGTGCGGGTGACGTGCGCCGCGACCACGGCCGCGCCCGCGCTGGACTCGACCAGCGTGGCGTTGCACGTCGGCCCGCCGTCTGCGTCCGCGGCGAAGACGACGTTGAGGAACGTCGTGAAGCGTGGCGTGGCGTCGTCCGGCCAGGGAGCGTCGGAGCGGTGGACCGTGATTCGCCAACGCCGCTCGGGGCCGTAGGTCGGATGCCCGCCCGTCTTGGGGATGCCCGCCTCGTTCCAGTTGATCGGCGGCGACCAGTGCGTGACCAAATTGTCCTTGAGGATCGTCGCCGCGCTCGGCAGCAGGCACACGTGCTTGAGGTCGCTGTTGCCGAGATAGCTGGTCCAAGTGGCCGCGTTGCCGGTGATCGTCGGCTCCTCGCGGCAATGGAGCAGCCATTGCTCCATCGCCCGCGTGCCCGCGACGGGGTTGAAGTTGATCCGCGCCTGTTCGCTCGCCGCGCCGCCGCCCGTGTTGGCCCCGGTCGCATAGCGCGTCACCCCAACCGCCGCCGAGCCGTCGAAGGTCGGCAGATAGTTCGGGTTCGATGCCAGCATGCGATCGAAGACAACCACGGCGTCCGACTTCTTGTCGGCGCTGGGCAGATAGACGAGACTGCGTGTGTTCTCGAAGATGCATTGCGGCGGACGTTGGAAGTAGTCGAGATTCTTGAGATAGCCGTGGGTCTCGCCCGCGATGTAGGAGTACACGCCGGGTTCGCCGGCCGTGGCGATCATCCGCCGGACCGCCTTGGGGTCGTTGGTCAGTGAGACCGAACCGAAGCCGCACAACAGAGTGCTGTTGTAGGCGTCGTTCTCGACGGCGAACGAGCCATACCAGATCGGGTGCGTCAGCGCCCATTCGCCCTTGCGGTAAAGCTGGAAATCGCCCCACACGCCGCGCGAGTTGTGGTCGCATTGCGTATTCGGCATGAAGATCGCGGCGAAGAAGCTGTCGGAGGGATCATGTCCGTCGTGGTGCAGCAGCGCGCCCATGCCCGGCGCGGCGAGGATTGCCGGCGCGGCGGTCCGCGCTTCGGTCGGCGCGTAGGGGTCGATCAACAGGTACGACTGCGCGAACTGGATGATCGCCGTGCCGCCCACGTCGCACATCTCGGACGCGAAGCCGAGGTTAAGCGGCCCGAGCGTCGGATTACCCCGCGCCATACCCGCGCTGAGGGACTGCGTTGCCACGCGCGCCGTCAGCGACGGCGTGCGGCCCGTCTCGTCGTCGCCCCATTGCCAGATTTGCGCCAGGTCGGGCGAGAACCGCGCCAACTCCATCAGGCCGTGCCGCCGCGACACGTCGCGGAGCGCGTCGAAGTAGTCGACGTGGTCGCCGAGCAGCGCGCGGGCGCGTGCCATCGCCTCTAGCCCCGACGTGACCAACCGCACCGTGCTGGCGTTGTACTGCGAACTTTCAATCCACTCACCACCCTCGGTGATCCGGGGATAGTCGCCCAGCACGGTGTTCGCCACCGTCTGTCGGTCGTCCAGGCTCGGCATCAGTCCGCCGACTCGCTCCATCCCAGCGCTGCCCCCGGCTTGCAGCAGGCCCAGACCCAAGGCCGGGTCGTTCTCGTCCAGGACGTGATTGATGAGCGCCAGACCGAAATACTGGCCGACCGACTGATCGCTGTCGCTGAGCCGGAACCCGCCCCGATAGTTGTCGCAATTCAGCCCGAAGCAGTATTCGGCCCACGCTTTCAGCCCGGCCTTGTAATTGTCGCGCTGCTCGTTGGTCCAGCCCGCTTGCGCCAGGTCGTAGGTGAGCGCCAGTTCGATCGTGAGCCGTCGCACGTCGTTGGCCGAAACGCCGCCGACGCGCGGGTCTTTGGAGACGTAGAGGCCGTAGGCACGGGCATAAGCCCCGGCGGCATAGGTTGTGTTGCCGGTCGCCTGGTAGGCGATCGCGCCCCAGAGCCCGTAGTCGGTGAAACGCGGTGCGGTCAGGCTCAGGTCGGCATAGTTGACCGTCATGTGCTTCCAGAGCCGTCCGCCGAATGTCGTCGGATTGGACGGAGCGGCGTCGTAGTCCGCCTTCATTCGCTGGAGAATCGCGCGGTGCTTGGGCGTCATCAGCGTGCGTGGCGGGACACTGATGCCAAGGTCCGTCTGATAGTGGCCGCCCTCCTTAAAGGTCGCAGCGTTAGTCGAGTCGCTCCAACTTGAATAGCCGTTGGAGTTGAACGCGCGGACGCGAAAACGATATGCGGCGTCCGGCTCCAGTCCGGTCACGTAGCAATCCCAGACCCACTTGCCGACACGTGCGACCTCGACCCAAGCATTGACGCCGTCGGAGTTCATCTCGACGATCGCCCCGTCCTCGGTGTCGTCGCCGTAGCGCCAGCAGAGGTACACGGCCGAGTCACTGTATGGCCATGCTTCCAAGTCGCTGGGGGCTGGGGGCGGCGTACCCTCCCCGGCGAACGCGGCCGAGTTGCCGCTTATGGTCGCCCACGGTCCGGGACCGGACTCATTGACGTAGCGGACCCGCCAGACATGGTATTTGTCATCATCGAGCCCGAGATCCACGAACCGCGCCGAGCCGGGATAGAGATTGCCCGCGACCGTGAGCCATCCGATTTCGTCGCGCGAGCGCTGGATCTCGATGCGCCGTTCCTTGCGAAGTGGGTCGTTGATCCAGGTCAGTTCCACCTGTCCGCCTTTGATCGCTCGCATGCGGAGGTCGGCGACGGCGGACAGCGGCAGGTCCGCCGCCGGAGTCGTGACGGCGACGGGCGTCGTATAGCCGGTGAACGTCCCCGTTCCGTTGCCCGCCCGCGCACGATAGAGGTAGGACGTATTCGGTTCCGCGCTGTCCAGGAACTCGGACACAAGCCCCACGAGCCGCGCCCGTTGTTCCCAGGTCTCGCCATTGTCAGACGACCGTTCGATGTACTGGAAGGTATTTGTGGAGCGTCCAAAGTCGATGGCGATGGCGTCGGCCCGGAACGCGACCGCCTGGAGGTTCGTCGGCGCGTCGGCGACGGCCACGGCGGTTGCTCTGGAGACGATGACCGACGGCGATTCGAGTTCGCCATTGACGGCGGTGAAGCGAAAGAAATAGCGCGTGCCCGCCGCGAGTCCGCTTGCCTGTCCCCAAAGGTACGTGCCCGGCATCAGCGTTTGCACGGTCGTCCAGGTTGTACCGTTGACACTCCGCTCGACGCGATAGTTCGCTTGCCCGGCGTTCGTATCACTGAACGTGAAGCGGATCACCGTGGAGGAGAATGCCCACGCGACCACGTTCTCGGGCGCGAGTGGAGCCTCGGGTTCGGCGAATGTCTGGGCGCTGGCGACCGTGGACCACGGCGATACGATCTCGCCGTCCACGGAGCGAATCCGGTAGTAGTAGCGCGTGCCGGGGCCGCGCCCGGTGTCGCCGGCCGTGGTCGCCGAACCGGCCGGTGTGGCGAATTGAGTCCAGCCGGACAGGCCGTTCAAGCTCCGCTCGATCTCGTAGCTGTCCGGCTCGGGATCGGGCGCGTCCCAGGAGAGCCCGATCTCCGTTGTGCCGGCGGGCGTCGCCGTGAACCCGGTCGGGGCTTCCGGTCCTTCCGGCTCGGCCTCGCCCGCATCCGTCGTGGCGAACGCGACGTTGGAAGGCTCCGAGACCTCGGTATCCTTGAGTGTGCGAATCCGATAGTGATAGGTGGTCGAGGCGGCCAGCCCTTCGTCGTCGTGGGTCGCGGCGTCGGCGGCGACGGTATCGAGCGTGCCGAACGTCTGGCCGCCGTCGGTTGAGCGCTCGATGCGCTGGCCGGTCGGCTCGCCGCCGGGGTTTGGCGTCCAGGTCAGGCGGATCGAGTCCGCGCCCAGCGTCTGCGCCTGGAGGCTCGACGGCGGCCCGATCTGGTCTCCGGGCGTGATCGACACGATCTTGAGCGTAATCACGTCGCCGACGGAAAACGGCATCCGTTAGTCTCCCAGACCGTCCAGGACGCCGACCCCGGCCCAGACCGGATCGGAGTCGCCGTAAGTTCCCGACTCGATGCAGCGATACTCGGCGTGGTCGCCGAGTCCGGGTGAGCGGACCACGAGGATATGCGCGCCCGCGTACCACGGCCCGGAATCGGGCAAACCCGCGACCGATTCCCGGATCACGACGTTGGCCGTCGATCCCCATGTGCCGAGATGCTTGACCCTTGGACCGCGCAACGACGTGCTGTCGCTGATCTCGCCCCGCCAGAGCGGACCCGTCAGCCTGAGCACGCAATCGTAGGTGGTGCCGATCGCCTGGACGTTGAACGCGCGGATCAGCGCGGGCTTGTAGGCGTCGCCGTCCTCCGTGCCCACGTCCACCAGTTCGATCACCGCCGCGTTCGCGCCGATCAGGTCGAAGAACACGTTTTCGAGCCAGAGCGACGTGCCGCGCGGCGTCGAGCCGTGCGCGGCGCAGTAGATCGCGGCGCGGCTGAACAGTTGTCCGGCGTTCTCGAAGTTGCAGCGAACGTGCCGGATCACATGCTCGCCGCCGTAGCTCGATGCTCCCAGCATCTTGGCGAAACACTCGGTCACGGGTGTCGATTCGGCGACGAAGATGTTGTCCCACGAGCCGCTGCACCCGGTCAGACGCAAGGCGACACGTCCGGTATTGCGGAGGTCCAGGAAGCCCGATTGTGACGCCAGGTGCATATGCAGGGCGATCGGCGCGTCGTAACCGTGAAGCTCGTTGGAGCCGATCAGATGTGTCGTGTAGGACGCCAGCGAATTGAGTGAGCCGATCGCGTTGTAGCCGTAGGCCGCGCGGACGTTCTGCACCGTGAAATTGAGCACGGAGCCGAGTTCGATCGCCCGCCCGTACCCGTTGGCGCACGACAACGAAATGTTGCGGACGGCGTTGCCGTAGATGCCCCCGGCGTTGGCGCACGTCATCCAGACGCCGGATGTCGTCGTGTCCCAACCGGCCTGCCCGGCCCGGACGGTCACGGTCCGGGCGTTCGCCGCCGGGGCGTCCGTCAGAGGCAGGAAGCCGATCGTGTGGGCGTCGTTGGTGAAGTAGGCGTAGGTGTCGCTGATCGTCGTCGAGTCGTTGTCGGCGCGAGTCTGCGGCTGCCCGACCCCCAGGTTCTTGTAGCGTGCCGTCTTGGACAGCCTCAGCCCATACAGAGCCAGGTCGATGCCCGTGTTCGCCTGCTGCACGGGACCGCGATCGGTCCGCGCGCCGATCATGGCGGGATGGTAGTCGTTGTGCAGCAGCTTCAGGCCGCTCACGAACGGATAAGTCGATTCCGCCGTGAGGTTGCTTGTGCTGGTCAGCGCCCGCTGCGTGCCGTTGACGAACGCCGCGCACCACGGGGGTTCGGCGTCCAGGTTGAGCACGACCGCGACGCGATGCGGGTAGGCCGCGCCGCCCGAGGAAAAGATGAACTTGCGCGGCGTGAGGTTGTTGCTCAGCCACGGCATTTCGGACGTGTTGAAGGCGAACTCGTAATTGCCCGTGCCGCTGGTGCGAATCGAGAACGGCGTCGGCCGCCAGTGCCCCGAGCGATTGCCCATGTTGAAGATCGGCTGACTCGACGGCAGACCCGACCCGCCCGGATCGTCGATCAGGAATTCGAGCGTCAGTTGACCCGTGGTCTCCCAGGTCGAGTAGTACGCGGTTCCGCTCGACGGTCCCGCGTCCAACGGCGTTCCCTGGAACTGGACCCAGGAATTGTTGTTGGTGCGGATGCCGTACTTCTGCCCCGTGGAACTCGCGGCTCCCGAGTCGAGCTTGCCGAAGGCGTCGGGCCGGTAGCTCGCGTTGCCGACGTTCGTGTTGCCCGCCTCGGAACGCCTCAGCCCGAACCGGAAGATCGAGTGCCGGTGGCTCGGGTGCATCTCGATCCGCGTGCCCCAGCCCTCGCCCGTGATCTCGACGTTGGGCAGGTCCACCCACACCGGCTTATTGAATCGGTAGGTCAGCGGCGCGGACGGGAAGTGGATGCGGTATTTCTTCGATCCGGCGGCGTTCGAGGTCAGACCGGCCAGCGAATCGATGATCGCCTGAACGGCGTCGGATTGGTCCGTGGAGCCGTTGGCGACGACGTTCCACGGCTCCTCCGTGACGTTGATCGTCAGCGCGCCCACGTCGTCGTCTCCCTCATCGCCGCTGTCGCCGCCACCGCCGCCAGGGCCGGGGTTGAGGCCGACGATAAACGCGCCGCCGCCAGGATGTCGGATCGCGAAATACGGGCGTTGCACAACGCATCAACCCTTACGTGTTAGTCGCAATGACCGAACCAGTGCCAGCACAGGCTGGTGAACACGACCGCGACGGCGATTCCGGCCATCGGGTAACGCGCGGCGTAGTCCCTCACGACCGCCGTGATCGTGGCCTCATATCCCGAGACCCAGAACGCCGCGATCGTCCAGGCGAGCGGGACGAACGGATAAAGAATCGCAAAGATCACGGTCGCGTTACGCATGGGCGGATCGCTAATTTAGTTCTAACGACCTGCTAATTAGCATGTCGCACGCAAACCATTACGGCTTAACACCTTGCTATTTAGGCGCAGGTCCGGTTTGGATGCTAACGCTCCGCGTTAACACTTCGTCACGGCGATAGCCGATCGGCGGATGGGGCGTGTTGCCGAGCCAGTCGAGCACGTCGTTCAAGGTCATGTGGCCGAACGAGCGGCGGATCGCTCCGATCGCGGCGTCGGCAAGCTCGGGAATCGCGGCGATCAGGCGGGGCCAGACGCCCCGGATCACGGCCCGCTGCCACCAATTCGCGTGCGCCAGGATGTCGTCGCGCTGCGCATCCAATGCCGCCTGCATCGCGGGCGCGATCCTGCGACTCAGGGCGTCGTCGGTCAGGGGAGGCATGATTGAATCTAAGGGCGTGCCGCCCCCGCCGCGATCGTCCACGGCGGGAGCGGAGAAAGGGGCTGGAGAAGGGATCGGGTCAGGTGTCGCGCACGTCTCCACCGAGGAAGACGACGCGGCCACGGTGCGTATCGTTGGCGTGCGTGCCGATCCGGCGGAGCCGAAGCCGCACCCAATCGCCCGCGGCGACCGAAGCGCCCAGGTTCGCCGTGGTGATCGCGACCGAGACGTTACGGCCCTTGCCGAGCGTGGGCCGGTTCGTGTCGGGCGGCAAGTCCACGTCGGACGTCGTCTCGGTGCCCACATCGGCTCCCGTTGCGGTCGGGTCGATGGGGATATACGTCGTGCCCGCGAACTCGCCGCAGGTGACGCCGAAGCGGGCCACCTTGCCGGGGTCGGGGTTGAGCGGATCGTCCGCGAACAACAGGTTGAGCGTCACGCCCGTAGACAAGCCGGCCGTCGCGGGCAACCGGAAAATCCAGTCAACCCCGCTGTCCGTCTTGGCGTTGAAGCCGACGCCCGAGTAACGGCCGACCGGAACGCCCACCTTCGCGCCGGCGTTGCCGCCGACCTCGTAGGCGTTGCCCGGTTCGAGCACATGCAGGAGGTTCGTCGCTGCCATGTGTCAAAACCTCCTTATTCGGCGATGGTAAAGAGTTGGCACATGTTTTCCCGCACGACCTTGAGGCCGTACCCGGCATCGACGTTGACCACGTAGCCCTGCTTGGGATACTGGTTGTAGCCGATGGAGATTCTCAGGCTGATGCCGCCAAAGGGCATGTACATGTAGTCCACGACCTTGGAGTCTGGCGGCGGCATGTCGCGCGAGACGACCGCGACGGCCCACCGGTGGAGGTAGGCGGCCGTGAACGTCCGGCTCGGCGACGCGCCCGAAGTCGGCATCTGCTGGTCGAGCTTGATCCGACAGCCGAACGCCGGAACCATCACGCCGGAGGAGCGGATGGATTCGGCGATGTTGCCCCCGGTGATCCGCGCCTGAGCCCAGAACCCGCCGGCGGTGGACGAGGCGTCCATCATGGCGGCGTAGGGCACGGACGGGAGCACCAGATTCATGTTGTCGGGGTCGTTCTGGACCGGCACGCGCTGGTCCGCCAGCTTCGCCAACCCCTGCGTGAACTGCGTGACTGAGATCACGCTGGACGTGCAGGGAATCGCCGTGTTGGTCGTGAAGTTGGCCGTGGTGAACAGGTTCGCCACGTTCTGGTTGATGTGATTTTTGACCCCCTTCATGGCCGCGTCCATGAACAGGCTGCGGATTTGCTGGGGGCTGTTGAACTGCTCGAAGTCGCGCACCACGAACGCGAAGTTCGGGTGGCGGTCGAAGACGATGGGCACCGTGCTGAAGCCCACGTCGGAGATCGTGACGTCGCCCGCGCCAATATCGTTGACGGCATTGGTCGGGTCTTGCGGGATCGGGACGTTGATGGTTTGCCCGATCGTCGCGGGGAGAGGCTTATAGTCGAGGTAGACCGAATCGAGCGCGTTCCAGGTCGGGGCGAGCAGTTGGCTTGCTTCCGACGCGGCGGCCACGACGGTCTGCCAGAACGACGTGAAAGCGTTGGCCATTGTTTATGGCCTCCGTTTCGCGGCGCTGGGTCAGTCGGCGATTTCGAGGGTGCCGGCTTCCCGCGCCTCGGCGATCTGCTTCTGGTTGGCCTGCATCCACGCCGAATCGCGAAGGTTGTCCTTCGTGAGCCGGAAGGTGTGCGGGCTCGTGTCGCGGGCTCCGCGACTCGCGTCCACGCTCGTCTGGAGCGGTGGGCGCGGCGTTGTCCCTTCGCGGGACGGCGGGGGCGTCTCGCCCGTATCGAGCCAGTGCGGCCGGGTCTTCACGACCTCGCCGATCAGGCTCGCCAGCTTGGCTTCGTCCACTTCGTCGGACTCGGCCTGATACCCGCTGAGCTTCCAGGCGTCCTCGACCGCTTCGGGGCGCAACTTGGCGTCCCTGGCGATCCGGTCGAACACGTCGCGGTGCGTCCGCGTCCGTATCTGGCCGGTCAATTCGTCGATCCTGGCCTGCAACTCGGACGGATGTGCTTCGGCTTGCGCCTTGAATTGATTGTATTCCTGGTCCAACGCCTCGAACCCTTCGGCGAACTCCTGGAGTTCGGCCTGCGTTTTCTGCAACTCCTCGCGCAGCCCCTTGACTTCCAGGCGTCGTTTCTTGGCCTCGCTCTTGGTGTCGGCCAGTTCGCTTTGTAGCTCCGCGATCCTCCGATTGAGGCTGTCGATGAGCGACGACGCGCCCTCGCTCATCGCTCACCCCCCTTCGACCGCGCCCGATAGTGGGCCGCGAGTTCGGCCTCCAGTTCGGCGACGCGGTAATGTTGGGAGTGAAAGTCGGCTTGAAGCTCGGGGTCGATCTCGTAGGGCGTCAGCGGCGGGTTGAACGCCTCGGGGTCGAACGGCTCGCCGGGGAAGTTGACCTTGTGGAATTCCTTCGCCCGGTCGATCCGCTGCGCCTGGCGTTGCCGCTTGGCGTTCTCGGCCTCGACGCGCTTGTGCAGTTCGTCGAACCGCTCCCGCTCGCGCCTCATGTCGGCCTGGATCGCCTGCGCGGGGCGCATCGGCTTCGGCGGCGGCGACGCGGTGGCGTCGGCCTTCGTCTCAATCTCTTTCGTCATTCAAACACCTGTCTACGGGTCAAATCGTGGCGGCGACATCGCCGCCGGGTGGTTGGCTGAAGTTCGCTTGGAGTGGAACTAGGTTCGTCTCGTCGGCTGACCGGACAGGAGCCTCGCTTTCCGTCGTTGTGTCGCCTTTTCGACGATGCGATTCACCTTGGTAAGCCGATCCTCGGTCGCCCTCAAGGACTCCCGTTCCGCGACGTTCGGGCGGCGCACGACAGCCATGCGCCCGAATCGATTCACCTCTCCATAGAGACGCGACTGCTCCGCCTTGAGTTGCTCGATCGACGCGGATCGCAGCCCCGCCGATCGCCTCTCCGGGGCGAGAGACGCGACGCGGGATTCTGCCCGCTCGGATCGTTCCAAAGCCCGTTCGAGGCGATTCGCCCTGCCGATAAGCCTAACTTTGTCTTCGCCTCTGCTTGTCTTGGACGCGGTTCGCGCCGCCGCGATCCGAGGGTAAATCTTATTGCGGAGCGCAACCCCACGTTCGGTCGCCGTCCCCTTAGTCGCCCGATGCGCCGCCGCCTGTTCGCGGAGCGAGGGGCGGGCGGGGGGCTTGGCCCGCTGGGGCCGCCCGGCCGTCGCCGCCGCGCGGAGCTTGTCGCGCTGCTGGGCGTCAACCCTCACGAAGTGGAACTCTGTCACGCCGAATTCCTTCCGCGCCTGGTCGTAGGGAATCACGGAGCCGGAGCGGCCGATTGAGACCTGGCTTCGGCCGACCAGCTTGGAGTCCATCGCCTCGACGAGATCGGCGCGGGAGAGGCCCACCTTGCCCTTACGCCCGGACTCGACCAATTTACGGTGAAAATCAAGCTCGCCGATCCTGGAGCCGGTCGCGCGGCGGTACTGGTCGTACACCGGGCCGATGAACGCCTTGTCGCCGTGGAACCGCTCGGCCGGGCCCGTCCGCTCCGCCGCGTCGTGGATGCGCGCCGCGAACCGGTTCTCCTTGATCTCCCTGGCCCGCGCGATCCGCTCGACCGTCCCCCTCCCCGCCGCCTTCACGACGGCGGGCTTGGGGGCAGCCGTCGCCTTCTCGGACAACTGCTGATGGACACGCTGGGCGGCCGAGCGTTCCTCCTTCTTCGCCGCGATCGTCGCCCGTCGCTTCTCGTCGCTCCGCCGCTTCGCCCGATCGTAAGCCGCAGCAGACTGACGGAGGTTCCGTTCGCTGGTTGGATTCATGATGTCCGCGCGGCGCTGCTCCCTTAGTTCCTTGGCGCGCTCGATCCGAGCCTTCGCCGAGACCGGCTTGCCGCTGGTGGCGCGATGCTCCAGCGCCTGCGCCTTGGCCTCGTTGCCCGCCGCGCGATGGAGCGTGCCCTGGCGCAGCGCATGGGCTTTCGCCCGACACTCGCCGAGGATTTTGTTGGCCACGTCCAGCGCCATCGCCACGGGGTTGCCGTGGCGCGCGTTAACCTTGGCGCTCATGGCGGCGCTGCACTTGCTGTCGCCGGTCTTCGACCGGGCCGACGCGAGCTTGCCGCCGGGGCCACGCTTCAGGGCGGTCATCTTGGGCATGTCAGTCGATCACCGTGGCGGTTTCGTCGGGGTCGCCGTCGCCGATCCGTTCAAGCAACTGGTCGAGGGTGTGGCGCACGTCCTTATCCTTCGGGGGCCGCGCCTTGAGGTGGTAAGCGAGTTCGCCCGCCAGGGCGCTCGTGTCGCGGCACGATCCGTCCAGGGCCAGCGCGCGGAGCGTCGGGGCCTGCTTCGCCGGAAGCGATTCGATCCACTCCGCCGCGCGAGCCCATCCGCTGTTCGTGGCCAGATCAAAAGGGAACCCGTCATGCGGGTCGCCTGATCCGTCCTCGAAGACGATCGAGAATCCCATCAGGAGCCCCCTTGACGTTCCGCTTTCTTCCGGGCCTTGAGCGCTCGATCCTTGCGAAGCCGGGATGCGTGCGCCTTCTTGGCCTGCTCCCGGAGATGTTCGAGTTTCTCGCCCGACGGAAACTCGCCCCGCGCTTTGGGCGGCAATTCGTGGTCGGGCATGCGGATCAACCGCTTGAGTTCCGCGTAGTTCTTGACCTTGTACATCGACGAGAGCGTGTAGGGGCCGGACGCACGACGGTAGTAGAGTTGATGGCCGCTGTAATGCTCGGCGTACGCGCCGCCGTCATGGGTCCGCCGGTGATCGACTGCGACCGTATGGTAGATGCTGCCGGGTTTCTCTTGGGCGAGCCGATCGACCTTGCGCGCCAGGGCGTCGTCATGGACCGAGATTTTCTGTTTCTTGCCCTTGCTCAGCGACTTGACCTCGATCAAGTGCTTCCGCCCTCCGGCCGCGCGAATCTCGACGTCGTGCGGCTCGTAGTCCGACATCCACTTGCCGCCGGTCGCTTGCGCGATTTCCTGTTCCGTCTTGTCCGCCAATACATGCTCTGCCTTGCCGACCTTTTTGCCGACGAACTTGCCTCGGTCCGGCGCGTCGGCGGGCTGCGACTGTCGGTCCGTGCTACGCCGGGTGATCCGCTCCCGTAATCGCTCGATCGTCCGCCGGTTCCGTTCAGCCTGCTGCGGACCCTGTTTCGCTCGACAGCGCCCAAGAATCTTGTGCGCCACGTCGAGAGCCATGCTGACCGGGTTGCCGAACCGTGCGTCCTGGACCGCTTTCATCGCGGCCGAACACTTCGGGTCGCCCGTCTTGGATCGCGTCCTGGACCGCCCCGGTGTATTCGCTTTCGGCGTCGCAACCTTGAGTGCCGGCACGACTTATTTACCCTTCTTCTTCCGCCGCTTCTTCGTCTTCTTCGCCTTGCACTGGCACATCGTCTTCACCTTCCTCGATAGGTTGGCCGTCGGCCCCGAACTGCTGCGTTTGCGGCGACATCGCCTGAAGTTGTTCCTGCTCCCACTTCAACTCCTCCATGATCTCCACCTGCACGGCTTCTGCTTCCTCGTCGGTGAGGTTCTGCTCCTCCATCAAAATCCGTTTACGCGACGTCAGCGCGTTGTCGATCAGGAATTGCCAGTGGCGGTCGCGTTCCTCGCCGGGCAGCTTGGGATTGAAGTCGGGCCAGCGGAGCGTGAGTTGCGGGTTGTGGTAGGCGACTTCGAGGTCCGCCGCCGTGGCCACGTACTCCTGATGGAGTTGCGACCCGAGATGGACCGTGCCGACCTTGAGCACCAGTTTCGCCAGTTCATCCTCGTAGTAGGCGAACGGCCGCTGACGGCACGTCGCCCAATCGACCAGCGCGATCTGCTCGGCCGCGATCGACACCCCGGAACGGGCGCTCGACTGCTCCATGCGGATCGCGGCGGGCGGGATGCCCAGCATTTCCAGGGTGTGTCCGAGGAAGGCGTCCAGGTCTTCCCACGTCGCGGCGATGAACGACGAATCGGCCTGAAGGTATTCGGCGTTCGCGTCACCCCCATCCTCGCTCGCCGTGTCGCCGCCGGACGGCAGATACCACACGTCGCCGGGCTGCGCCGGGCTGGGGGGCCGCCAGTCGCCGCGCACGCCGCTCAACACCACGATCGGGTTCAGGTTGTAGCGGTTGCGGTCGAACGCATCGGTGATCTGCTTGTTCACCCCGTCGTTGATCTGTTGCAGGACGTGGCCGGGGCTGGGCGTCCAGAAATCGCAGATCGGAAAGTCGAAGTGCACGAAGCAGAACGGCAGGAACCCGAGATCGTTCGATTTTTCCTCGACGAACCGATACGCGGTCGCGCCCGAGGTCTGCCCGTTGTACTTCGGCGTCACGAAGGTCGATACGGAATCGTCGGTCCAGAGCCGCAAGCGCCGCTGGTTGTCGAACTTGTCCAGGATCGCCACGGCGTAGGGTTCGAGCGGGTCGTCGGGGCTCGCCCAGACCGTGAACGACGACGCATCCCAGAGCCGCACCTTGATCGGCTTGTCGGGGTCGGGATACGGCACCACCTGGAACGCCGCGACTTCCGACACGACCGACATCCGGTCGGCTTCCTGCCAGAGCGCGTCGATGCAGTTGACGCGGTAAACATTGTTCAACCAGTCGGTCGCCGCGTCCTGGTCCTTGAGCGTTCGTCCCGGCCCCTGCTTATATAAAAGTTTCGTCAGCGTCTTGACGCACTGTTGCATTAAAAGGGAATAGCGGGGCCAGCGCGATCGGTCGCCGCTGAAACCCTGCGGACGCACGGGAGCCAGGCGGAAGTTGCCCTGGTAGAACTCCAGGCCGATCATCGCGCGGTCCAACCGCTCGCGCTCGTTGGGCAGGCCGGACTCGATCTCCCGGCGAATCTCGCGTGGGTCGGTCAAATCAGGAAGTCCCGAGTCAGGTCGGCCATGATCGTGATCTCGTACTCCCACCGCAGCGGCACCAGCCGCGCGTGGATTTCCAGCTTCTCGGCCCGATCGACCTTCGGGTTCTCAGCCGCGATCCTGCACAGTTCGCCTTCGAGCCCGTCGAGATCGCGCACCGCGAACCGGATCGACCAGGGGCCGGGCGTCGCGGCCTGGCGGACCGGCCGGACGAGCTTCTCGGGCCAGAGCTTCGCCGCGACGCGGCGGACGCGCCTCGACAGTTCGGCGTCGTCGGCCTCGTCGGGGCCGAACCCCTCGGGCGTGTCGTTCCGCCGCTCATGCTGCGCGATCATCCGCGCGGACCAGGGGTCCATCAGTCGGCGGTCGTCCCACACGGCGCGAAACGGCGCAACGTTTCCCGCTCGGCTTCGGTCAGTCGCGGCCAGAGCTTATCGCCCTCGTCCCGCGCGTGTTCCAGCGCGCGTTCGAGTTCGTCGATCCACAGGGCGATCGCCAGCGCCCGCGCATGGTTGTCGGTCATCAGTCGGACCACCCGAACGACATGATGAGTGCGTCGGCGAAGTCGGGGCTGCGCTTGAGCCGAGCGGCGAAGTCCTCTTTCGGCTCCAGGGCCGTGCCCCCTGCCGTTTCGCTGTAGCGCAAGCCCTGCAATTCCTCACGCATCAAGGTCATCCAGTCGGGCCGAACGGCGAAGGGCGCTTGCGGAACGCTGGCACCGTCGGGCAGAACGCGACGATACTCGGGGTCGAGACGTTGGCGGAGCTTCCAGGCGCTGGCCGTGCGGAAGTTGGTGAACTTGACGCCGCCGGGGTTGCCACCTCGGTACGGCCGCGCGCCGGGGATGCCGACCACCTGCAATCGGTTGCCGAAGTCGGCCCCGATCCCCGCCACGTCGTACACCACGCGATGCGGAGCGACGCCCCATTTCTGTCTCAGCAGCGCCACCCGAGACGCCACGCCCTCGAATCCCGATGTGTTCGAGTGCCAGAGGTCGAGAATCCCGTTGTCGTCCCTAACCACGATCACGGATCGGTCGCCGCCCGAACCGAGTCCCAGGTCAACCGCCATGCGGGGATGCCCCGAGCGGCGGAACGGCTCGCGGCCCGCGTCGGCGGCACGGTCCAGCCACGATCGCGGGATGAGCGTATCCTCGGCGGAGTCGGGGAAGAGCGCGTCAACGTGGCACGTCCACCAGAGCGACCCTTCGCCGTAGTCGTTGCGCGACTCCTCCAGCCACGTCGCGTCCGCCAGGCCGAACGGCGACCGTTCCCGTTCGATATGCGGGCTGAGCGTCGAGGGTATGCGGATCACGTTCGCCAGCGGGTTCTTCCCGGATTCGGCGGACGTGCAGCGGTCGTAGAACACGCCGTCGGGCCGAAGCGGGTTGCCGATGTACAACCGGCGGGTCGGCTTAAGCGAATCGAGCGCCTCGAAGATCGGCGGCTCGACGCCCGACGCCTCATCGACCACGACCAGCAAATCCTTCGCGTGGTGCCCGGACAATCGCTCCGTCTTCGTCGTCGAATACGCCAGCGCCTTCCATTCGGCGTCGATCTCGATTTTGAGCGGGCTCTTGAACATGCGCCCGCCCAGCGGAATCAGGCTGTCGCGGTAGGCGCGCTCGACCTCTTTCCAGAGGACTTCCTCCAACTGCACCTGAGTCGGCGCGGTCGCCAGCACGATCGAATTTTGGTAGCGCGTCAAAAAACTGAGAATCACACCGGCGGCCAGGAACGTCTTGCCCACGGCGTTGCCGGTCGGCACGTAGGTCGAATTGTACTTCTCGACCGATAAGCAGATTTCTTTTTGTTTACGCCAGTATTCGCCGCGCCCGAGAACGACCTCGTTGAAGTAGTCGTGCGGGTTGGGGTCGTCCTCGCACTCATTCAGGATCGCTTCGATCTCGTCGGGCGTCAGCGCGTTTTCGTCGGGCTTCATCAATGCGTCGTCGCGCGTCCGAGGCGGTGTCGCCGGTCCGGCCGCCGCGAAGCACCAACGACCGCTCCTGGAGGTCGAGTGATCGCGTCTTCAGGTCGGCCGACACGATCGTCCGCGCGGCCTGGATCACCGTGCGGGGTTCGTGGTCCGCGTCCGCATCGACGTAACCGGCAAGCCGGTTGAGGATTTGCACGCGGATGTGCTGCGGGACGTTCCACCCTTCGCGGATCGCCCGCTCCTCCATGCGGCGTTCCGCCAGTCCCGGCGCATGATCGCCCCCCAAATCCCCCGATGAGTCCGGCACATTATAGACCTCACGGCCTCTCGTCACGCCTCGCGGCGTCGCCATGCAACCGCGCGTACACGCCCGGAAACCGCCGCCTCAGCCGTTCGCGTTGCCAGGCCCGGCGCAGCGATTCGGGCGGCCGGCGCGGGAAGGCGTCCGCCGCGTAGCAGACGACCGCCAGCGCGGCGCACACCAGCGACACGGACAGCAGCGCGGCTTCGAGGCGGCTCACGGTCACTCCGGTTCCGGCTCGGGCT